CGCTCCTTTACCACCGGCAGACAGAATAGGGTTAAGCCCAGCCGCACGCAGGTCGGCAACCTCACGTTGGTGGGCAGTATTAGACATCCGCTCTTGAAATTTGCGATTGAATGTCGCTTCATCGGATGCCTGTTTCGCCGTAAGGGCAGAAGCACCCAGGCCCCCCAAGGGGGACCCCACGGCAGAGTTGACAGTACCAAGTACGTCTTTAAAGAATCCCATGTTTGTCATCCTTTTAACAAACAAACGTTAAATGACTAGAAATGATCGACCAGGCCAGGCACGCTATAAACAGGCATCGGTCTCGTGGCGGAAATCTCGAAGAAAGCATCGAATGTAAAAGTTGGTTCGTCCACAACGGCAACCACACGTTCGATCGGCATGTTTTCTTCGATGAAATCCTTGTTAAGTACAGGCAGCTCGCCGAAATCCTGCGACAGATGCCACACATCCAAAGAAGTAGGATCAACAGAACGCATCTTGCCAGTAATCATCGAGGGAGCGTAACGGTATTCGGCCCATCGTTCCTGATAGCCGAACACTTCCAGATCCGCAGCAGTGTTTTGAGCGTAGATTTCCTGATTAAGAACGGCTTGCTCACCCAAATGGGACAAGGCCGGCCAATAGAAATCGTACTTCGTAGAACGCGACCACATTTTATTTAAAGCGGTCTGGTAAGTGATGTCGGCTCGGATTTGAACAAAACCGAACACGTAACCGTGCTCCACGAATGACTTCGTGAAACCAACTCCAGATTGGGCATGGTACCCAACAGCACCGAGAGTGCCAAGCGGAGAGCCCGATTCGAGTGTTTGTGTAGTCTGAGCCACAGGAGTCACCTGGATTGAACGAGAACCGCCGCCAAGGTATTCCGGACGTTGGAGACGAGAATCCGGCGAATTGACAAGAAAGTGACTCTTGATAATCTCAGTATAACGAGTACCACCACGAGCATCACGCTCGAGCAGCTTTTGAAGTTGGAAAGTCTCACGGAGAGAGTTGATAGTAGGCCCAACCGCCGAACTTAAATCGGCATAAATAGCCGGATAGCCAGGATTGTTAGGGTCCATCTCAATAATCGTCTGATCGTCTGTACTGTCACCAATAACGTTCCGACTGGCCTGGTACCCACGGGTAGAAGTTGCACCAGTCTCATACGCAGCCGTCACAGGATTTGTATAAGCAGTATCGATCATACCAATCCCAATAACAGGTGCACTCGTACCCAAAGGTAACTCAACACCAGGTCCTTTTTGGGGCCAAGGGAGACAAGAGGTGAAATAGTCGTGGCGTTTGCCACGTTTGAGCAGGTTGTAGCTCAGGATGTCGTCAGGCCCTTCGTCGTGTTCCACTTTGACAGAATCCACTAGATTTTGATCACGAAACCATTCATCAAAAATCAGGTTGTATCCACGGAAAGGTAGGGCATTCACGGTAAGCCCGGGAACGCCCGTAGGGAGGCCGAAATAATCGGCCAAAGAACCAATCGCGAAGCCATCGGTTATATCGGACTGAACCGTAGGCACGACGTAGTCAGTAGAATCACCAGGGTCTTTTTGCTCACCCATAAAAAGCTGAAATTGATCCCAGACCAAGCGGTTGGGAACGAAGAAAAAAAAGAAATCCATGAACATATTGTCCATTATTGGGACGATAGGGGTGTTTAAACGGGCAATCGACGACAGTTTCACGTTGAACGTGTCTCCTGGGAGAATTTCGTCGCAGTAAATAGGGTAAATATAATCCGGGTCCAGGGTTGTTTTATACCCGTGAGACCGCTTGAAGGTGGAACGCTGGATGTTTGCAGAGGGAATTCTCGAGAATTCATGACTCATGACAGACTTTTGTCTATGTCTTTTGAATGGCATTTCTGGCCCTTTCGGAAGTAATGGTGTCAGTCCGCACAGTTAATATCAAGTAGGTGAACTGTGACCTGCCCTATTCCGGCTTCGCGGAATCGGTCAGGGACGCAGCAACAGACTGCGTAAGATCCTCTGTAGGAGACTTTGGTACCGGAGGAGTTCCAGGTACAGGCTTAGGGCATAAACCCAGCTCCTGAGCTTCTGAAAGATTCTCAGGGTCATCCAGGAACGAGAGTAATTGCCCAGGGTCATTGTTAAACCTCGACCGCAGATGAGAAGGAAGACGAGCAAACTCGCTTTCCGCTTCAATAATACGGTTTTTCATATCATGAAAGTCCGTAGCATTGGAAAAATCGCCATATTGAGCCTCTTGCGCATTAGATTCGAGGAAACCCGTTACACGGTATTTCTTCATGACGTTGTTAATATCCACGTCATTCTTGTGGTGTCCTTCCACCACAGAGCCTGCATCAGTAATGAACGCTACACGCCGCGAGCCATTCGCTCGCCTGTTAATCACTTTTTTCATCTTATGTCCTTTCAAATGGAAAGAGGGGGCCACGTAACATACGCAGCCCCCAATGGTTAGAATCAGCAGATAAGAGAGAAACCTCATCACGCTGGGACTCCGACAAGATCTGTAAAGTCAATTACGTGGGTTTTCTCAATATGAGGCTCAACGAGAGCACACGAATCGTCGTAAATACCGATTTCCCACAGCTCATAATCACCGGGGTGTTTGCCATATTGATGGTCCGGGTTATTGGCCAGCTCGCCAAAGGCTCGACAAGCGACCCCCGTATTGTGCAAGAAAACAGGGGGATTGTAGATCTTGGCTTTTTTGTCAAACACACTATAGATTTTCGTCTTCATTTTCGTAAGTCCTCACTAACCTAGATAGTTTTGATTGCAACACCTTCTCACGAACGCGAAGGCGAGCAGGAGTATTATCGTCAAAATTCAGCATAGAATCGAGCTTTCTTTTGTTCTTGATTTTGAGAAACTCGTCTGGATGGCTTATTTCGTACATATTGTCGTAAAATCGAGGCACTTTAAAGGATTTTCCTCCCGCAGTTACATAGTCTTTAGGGAAGCAACTCGAAGGATTTTGATCAAACCAGACTTTACCGATCCCGGGCCGGCGAGACATAGTTGTATATTCAGGCTGTAAATGAAATTCCTCGCCGGTTGTAAAGTCGTAACGCCGGTAATATGAATCGGCCAACTTTCCGTTCATTTTCTTCAGAATATAGCGAGCGACGTAGGCAGCAGACTCAACAGTGACATGTCCGATCATAGAGTACCCGAAGGGCCATAGTTTCTCCAGTTCCGCAGAGCGGTAATAGTGATTAGTACCACGCGATTCAAGAAGTACCTTATCAGGGAAATCAAAGTTAAATATACAAGCATGGTGATGAGGCCGTGAGTGTTTAGAGCCATACTCACCACAATGGAAATACCGTATAGGATAGTGGTAGTCATCAGCTTGAACAGAGTCCTTATTAAGTACACGACCCGTCAACTTTTCAACGGCCTCATAACCATCGAAGCGTCGCCGCAAACGCTTCATGAACTTTTGGAAATCAGATTTGACCAGAGTACAACGACCGTTCACATTCTCATTATTGAAAGTCAAAGTAATAAAACAGTTACGTTCGAACATAGAGCTCTCATGAATACAACGAATCGCCCAAGATTTAGAGCGATCCATGCGGCATCCGCTACAGTTTGAACAAGGAAGAAGGAGTGTCTCGAAAGGGCAGTCAGATACGTCAGAGTGGTTGAAACAAATCACAGATTTGCCATTATCGGTTTTTTTATTGATTGCCCGGTAGGCTTTGATTGGGTGATAACAAGTCATACAAAACCTCCGTAATATTATCCGAAAGGGGGACGCCCCTCCAACCGAAAATAGGTCAGCCCTCAGTTGCTTGCGCAGGGCCGACGCGATTTTAGGCCGAAGGGGCTACAGCCCTCACTGTCTTGTGTTAGAGTCGATAGCCACCACGCATCGGGGTAGAACGCGAGTTTCTGCGATTACTCCCACTTGTACGTTTGAACAATTTTCGACTACGACTCCGTTTCATGCGTTTACGTCTCATTTGAGATCCTCCATAAGTTGAAACAGTTCTTTAGTTTCTGCCTCGTTAAGGCCAAGAGTAGCACCCTTACGTTGAAGGTGCTCCAGTTTCCGGTTCTTCCAATTGGGATAGATACCAGAGTTCATTTTACTGCCGATCGACGTCTTTGGTACCGCTTTAGTCCCACGCATTTTACCACGCAGATTCGCGATACCTTTTTTGAAACCGCCGAACACCTTTTTCGCCGTATTGCCTAATCCAGTAATAATCGAAGCAGCTTCGTCGCCAACACCAGTTTGAGAGTTCAGCCGCGAAGCATCAGTCATGTCCTGCATCCACTTAGGCAAACTATTGTAGAAATTCAACATGTTTTGATCCAGCGTAGCAGAGACGTTAGCTCTAGCAGTATTCGCCCGCTGTAGGGCAGAAGAAGCACCACGCGAGATCCCGGCAGACATGTCGGGCAGCGAAGGCGCAGAACCGGTAGGAGTTGACGCTCCTTTACCACCGGCAGACAGAATAGGGTTAAGCCCAGCCGCACGCAGGTCGGCAACCTCACGTTGGTGGGCAGTATTAGACATCCGCTCTTGAAA